GGGTCCTGATTATAATATAGAAGCATGGGTTCAATCTAAGATTACCAAGGCTGCAGATTATATGAATAGTGTTGGTCATTACATGGAAAATGAACCTGAAACTAAGAATGAAGATGCACCAGCTAATGCCTCAGGTGGCGGCGCCATTGCAGGAGTCGGTGTTGGAGCAGAAGGCGAACCAGGTGTAATGTTACCTAGAAAGAAAAACAAAAAAGATGCCGTTATGGGGTTTGCCGCATTTAATAGGAAAACTCCTGTATAATGGGTGCAGTGAAGATGATTGCTATATTGATTATTGTATTAATACTTGCAGGCGGCCTTTGGCACGTCTCAAATTTAAAAGCTAATCTTGCAATCAGTGAAGCTAATAGTGCCAAGTTAGAAGAAGGCATCAAAGAGCAACAATATTTGGTTGATAAAATGCAAGACGATGTTACTTCGATTCAAGTAATCAATCAACAATTGAATGACCTTAATACAGAGAATCAAAAAGAGATTAAAAAACTGACAGACAAATTTAATGTCAAAGCTAATGGAGACAAAAGAGATTTTGGTACACTTGCAGCTGTCAAACCAAAAGTAATAGAAAGATTGATTAACCGTGGAACAAAAAATACAGTTAGATGTTTAGAACTATTAACTGGTGCTCCACATACTGAAAAAGAACTTAACGCTAAATTAACAAGTGAGACTAACCGTGAATGCCCATCGATTGCAAATCCTAATTATATCCCTACTACTCCTTAGTTTACAGGGGTGTGCATCATTTAGTTTATTTGATGATAATGATGTCAAACAAATAGAAATTAAGTCTGTAGCTGTAGATAGAGTTCCTCTTAATCTACCTAACCCTCCGCAATTAGAACCAAGAGCACCTAAATGGTATGTTGTTACTCCTGATAATGCAGAAAAGGTGTTTGAAAAACTAAAGAATAAGAATATTGATTTAGTCTTATTCGCATTGACTGATAATGGATATGAAGAGTTGTCTATAACGATGGCTGAAATAAGAAATTATATGAAATCACAAAAAACAATTATTATTAAATATAAAGAATATTACGAACCAAAGCAAGATAAATAGATATTCACAAAGGAGAAACACATGAGAATTTTAAGACCTAAACCAATTGTAGAAACACAACCAGTTAAAAAAGCACCTAAATTAAAAATAGTACCAACTAAAAAGAAAAAATAAATGAATAAAATCTTCATTGCAGTTACAATCATAATATTAGGCCTCACCTCTATATCAGTATTTTCTAAAGAGTTGGTGGGCATGGAATATGATTATAAAATAACAAGAGTTATTGATGGAGATACTGTTGCATTTCAAGCTAACTTTCTACCTGCTCCACTAAAACAAGAACTAAGTATTCGTGTTTATGGTGTTGATACTCCTGAGAAAGGACATCGTGCAGAGTGCCCATCAGAGGCTAAGAAAGGACAAGAAGCTTCTGCCTTTACAAAGGCTTTAGTTAAGAACGCAACGACTACTAAAGTAGTTATAATGAAATGGGATAAGTATGGAGGCCGAGTTATTGGTGATGTTATACTAGATGGCAAGAGTTTAACAAAACAATTACTTGAAAAAGGTTACGCAAGAGAATATTATGGTAAAAAAAAGGAGAGTTGGTGTAAATGAAAAAATTAATTATAGTATTGGCACTATTCGTATTACAAGGTTGTGCTATCATAGATAGTTACAATATGGCAAAATTTGACAATAATGAATATTATATCATAAATCAAATTAGAACAACGACATCTTTAGGTGAAGAGCATTGTGGCACTAAGTATGCGAAACCATTAGTTAATAGTCTTTGGATTAAAGTGAATGAGTTTAATAATTACTCTGCTTCAATTCCAAACAATGAACAGACAATAAAAATGTCTGAAGCATTAAAAGGCATTGCAAAAGGTCTACACGTTAAATATGACGTTGACCCAAAAGTAAGTAAATTGTATTGTACCATTAAGTTTGATTTACTGAATAAAAATGCAATAACAATTCAGAATGTAGTTGGAGGAAAACCACGATGAGTCTTGATAAAATAACAGAAGGACTTCAAAGTCTAGAAGAACAAATAGAAGAATTACTTAAGTCAGACAATGTATCTGTTGTAGACTTGGTAGTAGAAACACAAAACTTTAAAGAACTTTTTGAAGCAAAAGAAATATCTTTTGACGAATATAAAGAATTTCTAGTTGATTTAGAAAACACAAAAGTAGTAGAAGCAGCAGCTGGTGAACTTGAAGTAAGAACTAAATTAAATGGTTTAATATCTACATTAATATCTGTTGGGTCTCTAGTAGTTTAATTTAGGAGAAACCATGGTAGCAAAGAAACTTGAATCGACATCTAAGTATGCAAAGTTTGATGCCGACAATAATGGCGTAGTTAGCGATGAGGAATTTAAATTGGAAGAAAGACAAATACGATTAGAGAATGAAGACAAGAGAGAAGACGCTCAAAGGAACATGGCGTGGTTTGCTCTTGGAGGTATGTTATTATATCCATTCGCAGTCGTACTCGCAGTAGCACTCAGTCTAGATGGTGCAGCTAAAATATTAGGTGATATGGCAGCTACATACTTTGTATCAGTCGCAGCTATTGTAGCCGCATTTTATGGAACACAGGCGTACTCTAAAAAAACTAAAAACGTAGATTCGTAATGTCAGATAAAGACATAATCGAATTAAAGATAGCCACTGAACTGTTGAAAAAAGATGCAGAAAAGTGTGAATCTTTATTTGATAGAACTCAACTAACTCTAGATAAGATACAAGAGACTAACCAGAATATCGTTAAAATGATTTCTTTGCATGAGCAGAGACTTGACCAACAAGAAAAACTATCAGACGGATTACATGACGATATTAGAGATATTCATACAAAACTAGACCAGATAGAAGACCGTATTACAGATAAGTTAGACGAAATAAAAAATGATTTAATCAAGCATAAGAAAGATGATAGAAATCCATTTGTAAAGTGGGCCGATATCGATAAAGCTAAATACTTTCTTATAGGTTTTGTGTTAGCACTTGGTTTTCTTTTAGGCGAACTTGAGATATTTGACCTGTTTTAACTTGACATAAGTAGCCTTACCTGTTATAATTACACAATGTCATTAATAATAGATTCTAAATATACCAAGATGGTCTCATATCGTTTGAGAAACTTCAAACAGAAGAACAACTATCTCTTTAATTTTTCTTGCCCTTTCTGTGGCGATTCACAAAAGAATAAATCTAAAGCTCGAGGTTATGTATACCAAAAAGCAAATAACTTGTTTTATAGGTGTCATAATTGTGGCTCAGGCACTACTGTCGGTAATCTTATTAAGTCTATTGACGAAACTCTACATAAAGAATATATACTAGAGAGATATAAAGCTGGTGAGATTGGTAATTCAAATTATAAAAAACCTGAATTCGAAATAGCTCCACCTAGATTTGATAAGATACAAAAACAAAAATCATTTGACAATGCAGAATGGTGTAATCAACTATCTGTAGAACATTGGTGTGTTAAGTATTTACAAGGTAGAAAGATTCCAGAAAAGTTCTGGTCTCATTTACTCTTTGCACCAAAGTATAAGCAGTTCATTGATGACCTTATACCTAATCATGACAAACCATTAGTTGATGATGCTAGATTGGTAATTCCTTTCTATGATGAGTATAATAATTTAATTGCTGTGTCAGGTCGTGCATTAGAATCTAATGATAAACTCATTCGTTACGTTACAATGAGAGTTATTGAAAGTGATAAGAAGTTAGCTTTTGGTTTAGATAGAATTGATTTATCAAAAACAGTAAAGATTGTAGAAGGGCCACTAGATAGTTTATTCTTAGACAACTGTCTGGCATCTGGCGATGCAAATCTATACTTAGCATCTAAAAGTATTGAATGTGCTAGTAAAGTGCTTATCTTTGATAATGAACCAAGAAACAAAGAGATTGTGAAGATGATGCAAGTTGCAGTAAGTTCGCAACAGAATGTCGTAATTTGGCCTACAACACTTCACGGCAAGAAAGATATTAATGACATGATTATCTCAGGAATGAGTGTAAGTGAGATAGAAAATATTATAAGTAGTAATACCTTTTCAGGTTTGGAAGCAGAGACAAATTTAGTATACTGGAAGAAAGTCTAGTATCAAGTTAATAAAAAAAATCAGTGTGTAATCTAACACGGATTGGCCAGTCGCCATTTTCATGCTAACACCAAAAAGGCTCATGTTTGTAAAGTTATTTCCCAGTGTTTTTTATTTAAAGTAATTTATTTGGAGTATATGAATGGACAACATAGTTCATGGTATTAAAGTTGATTTTACAAAAGATTCCCTATTTGACCAGTTAGGTCTCAAGAGATTAAAAGAAAGTTATATGAAGGAGGAAGAAGATAGTCCTCAAGAACGATTCGCATATGTGTCGAGCGTGTTTGGCTCAAATAAAGAACATGCACAAAGATTATATGACTATGCAAGTCAACATTGGTTATCTTATTCAACTCCTATATTATCGTATGGTCGCTCTAAACGTGGCTTACCGATATCGTGTTTTCTACCTTATCTAGATGATTCATCAGAAGGTTTAATCTCAACACTCTCAGAAGTAAACTCCCTGTCTATGCTAGGCGGCGGTGTCGGCATTGGTGTTGGTATTCGTTCATCAGACGATAAATCTGTTGGTGTAATGCCTCACTTACGCACATATGATGCATCCTCATTGGCATACCGTCAAGGACGAACAAGGAGAGGTTCCTATGCAGCGTATCTAGATATATCTCATCCTGATATCATGATGTTTCTAGAAATGAGAAGACCTACAGGTGACCAGAACATGAGATGTCTGAATCTACATCATGGCATCAATATTACAAATGACTTCATGCAGATTATTGAAAGAAGCATGATAGATGGCGATGCTGACGATTCATGGCAATTGAAAGACCCGAACAGTGGTTTGATTAAAGAAGTTGTTTCAGCTAAAGACTTATGGCAAAGAATTCTAGAAATTCGTATGCAAACAGGCGAACCTTATTTACATTTCATTGACATATCTAATGATAAGATGCCACAGTTTCAAAAAGATTTAGGTTTATCTATTAAACAATCGAATCTATGTTCAGAGATTATTTTACCAACAGATGAAAATAGAACAGCCGTGTGTTGTTTATCTTCTGTAAATTTAGAATACTATGATGCGTGGAAAAAGAATGATTCATTCTTAAAAGATATTGCTGAGATGTTAGATAATGTATTACAATACTTTATTCAAAATGCACCAGAAGCTGTTGCAAGAGCGGCATTCTCAGCCTCTCGTGAAAGAAGTATTGGTATTGGTGCATTAGGTTGGCACGCTCATCTTCAGAAGAAGAATATTCCATGGGAATCGGCATTGGCCGTGAGTAAAAACAAACAAATATTTAAACACATAAGAACATCTTTAGATACAGCTAATCAAGAACTTGGTAAAGCAAGAGGTGAAGCTCCAGATGCAGAAGGTTCAGGTCAAAGATTCTCACATCTTATGGCAATAGCACCAAATGCCTCATCATCTATTATCATGGGCAATACTTCACCAAGTATAGAACCATATCGTGCAAATGCTTATAGACAAGATACATTGTCTGGTTCACATTTACATAAGAATAAGTTTTTAGATAAAATAATAAAAGATAAATGTAAAACAGATAGTAAAATGGATTATGATGAGATTTGGTCATCAATCATTGCTAATGACGGTAGTGTACAACATTTAGATAAGTTGTCAGATTGGGAAAGAGATATATTTAAAACATCAATGGAAATTGACCAACGATGGTTAATTCAACATGCAGTTGATAGACAAGACTGGATTGACCAAGCACAATCATTGAATGTATTCTTTAGACCAGATGCTAATATTAAATATGTACATGCAATACATTACTTAGCGTGGAAAGGTGGACTTAAAACGATGTACTATTGTCGTTCAGAGAAAATTGGTAAGGCTGATAAAGTGGCAAGAAAAATTGAACGACAGGTAATTCAAGAACTGGACTTAACAAAAATGGCAGAAGATGACGGTATTTGTATCGCCTGCGAATAGAATAGGATAACAATGAAAAAGATATTAAGATTTACAGCCACTTGGTGTCAACCATGTAAGGGATTAGAAATGAATTTAAATTCAGCCAAGTTTGATATGCCTTTACAGGTTATTGATATTGATGATGATGACGATGATTTAGCAATGAAATGGAAAGTTCGTTCTGTACCAACTCTATTAATGTTAGATGGTGAAACAGAAGTAAAAAGAAGCACAGGTATTTTATCAACTAAACAAATAGAGGAATGGGCAAAATAATGGCAAAAGATTCGAATCTAATGGAAGACAGAAATAGTTTTAAACCATTTAATTATCCATGGGCCTATAACGCATGGTTAAAACATGAGCAAAGTCATTGGCTACACACTGAAGTTCCTATGGCAGAAGATGTAAAAGATTGGCAACGAGTATTGACTCAACCACAAAAACATTTTCTCACAAACATCTTTAGATTCTTCACACAAGGTGATGTAGATGTTGCCGGTGGTTATGTAAACAACTATTTACCATATTTTCCACAACCAGAAGTTCGAATGATGTTAATGGGATTTGCCGCTCGTGAAGCACTTCACATTGCAGCTTACTCACATTTAATTGAAACATTAGGAATGCCTGATTCAACATATGGTGAATTTCTAGAATATGAGTCGATGAAGAATAAACATGATTATGTAAAAGATATTAGTAGTCGTAACGGCGATAAACAGTCTACAGCTACACACATTGCAGTTTTCTCTGCATTTACTGAAGGTATGCAATTATTCTCATCATTCATTATGTTACTAAACTTCCCTCGCCATGGCATGATGAAAGGTATGGGACAGATTATAACATGGTCTATTGTTGATGAAACAATGCATACTGAATCAATGATTAAGTTATTCAGAACCTATATAGAGGAGAACAAAGAGATTTGGAATGATACACTTAAATCTCGAATTTATTCAATTGCAGAAAAAATGGTTGAGTTGGAAGATAAATTTATTGATTTAGCATTTGAAATGGGCGATATGCCTGATTTAACTGCAGCACAAGTTAAGCACTATATTCGTTATATTTGTGATAGAAGGCTGATATCATTAGGACTTCGAGGCGTGTATAAAGTTAAAAAGAATCCATTGCCTTGGGTAGAAGAGATGGTTAATGCTCCAACACACACTAACTTCTTCGAGAATCGTGCAACAGATTACGCTAAAGGCGCTCTGTCAGGTTCATGGGAGGATGTATGGGGAAACCCCGAGGATAAGAAACATGAGAAAGTTGCAACCTAAAGTTAAAAACAATAAAATAGCTTACCGCTATAATCAAAATAAGGAAAATATTATGTTAGATTTAAACGTTATAAAAGCTTGGCTTCTTGCACGTTGGGCTGAAAGAACTTCATGGGACGGAGTTGCTTTGATTGTACTTGGCACTCTTGCTCTAATGTCACATGCATTAGTATCAGTAGCGGCAGTTGGCGCTATCGTTTATGGTGCTTGGACATTATATACAAAAGAACAAGCAAAGAAATCAAAGAAATAAAAAATGATAACCATTGAACAGTCCGCTATTGACAAGATTATGGACCTATATACGGATGAAACCGATGCCGATATAAAAGGTCTCAGAATGTATGTACAGGGTGGCGGATGCTCAGGGTTTCAATATGGATTTACATGGGAATCCAAGATTGAAGAAGATGCTACTGTATTAGATTTAGAAGGCACAGAACTAAAAGTTATTGTCGATGCACACTCTAGTCAATATCTAGAAGGTTCAACAGTTGCTTATACTAAAACTCTAATGGCAGAACAATTTCAGATATCAAATCCAGTTGCTAAATCTTCATGTGGATGCGGAAGTAGTTTCGCAGTATAATGCCTAGAAGAAAAAAAACAGTTACAAAGAGAAAGACACGGAGAAAAAAGGAGAAGTAAAATGGCTTATAGTAAAGGTGTATTAGACCATTATGAGAATCCTAGAAACGTGGGCTCAATGGACAAAAATGACCCGACAGTAGGAACTGGTATGGTTGGCGCTCCTGCTTGTGGTGATGTAATGAAACTCCAAATAAAAATTAATGAAGACACTGGAATTATAGAAGATGCTAAATTCAAAACATACGGATGTGGTTCAGCTATAGCTTCAAGTAGTCTTGTTACAACTTGGCTCAAGGGTAAATCTGTTGAGCAAGCTCAAGAAATTAAAAATATGGACATAGTAGAAGAACTAGCTTTGCCGCCAGTTAAAATACACTGTTCAGTTTTAGCTGAAGATGCCATTAAAGGTGCCTTGGCTGATTATGAAAAGAAAAAGTCACAAAGGGAAATATCTATTCCAGTTGTTGCAGTATAATTTGAATTGTTGAATATAAAGGAAATAAAAAGTGAAGACATTAGACCACACTTGTAGTAGTTGTCAATCTGAATTTGTAGTAAGTTACAGTGAAGAGACAGCTGACGATGAACCTACTTATTGCCCATTCTGTGGTGAATACTTAGCTATAAAGCCCATAAATAAAAATGATGCACCATATAATCCTAACGTAACTTATTAGAAAGGTTGAATCTATATTGAATTGGACATTTAGAGGTAAAGAATTTACTGAAGAAAATGTTGGTGAGTATTTTGGGATAGTTTACCTAATCACCAACTTACAGAATAATAGAAAGTATGTAGGTAAGAAGTTTTTTACCAAGGCTTCTAGAAAACAAGTAAAAGGTAAGAAGAAAAAAATTAGAGTGAAGTCTGATTGGGAAGAATATTGGGGTTCAAACAAAGTAATCAAAGAAGATGTACAGAAGGCTGGTAAGAAACATTTTACGAGAGAAATTCTACATCTATGTAAGACTCGTTCAGAACTATCTTATTTCGAGACGTACGAGATATTTACACGAGATGCTCTAGTTACACACGAATACTATAATGATTGGGTCACTTGTCGAATAAGGAAAGATAATCTTATATCAAAACCGGACACCATTACTTATAATAACTCATCACCTAAATCCAATGGATATAGCCGAAGTTCACCAAGAAAGTAGCATGTTTGCCCAACTCATACTAGATATAGTGTTATAATGAATGAAGATATCAAGAGAGATATTGAAATCTCATTGAGAACATATAAGCCAATAGTAAAACATTATTGGTGGATTAAGTTTTCTAACTATAAAGGCAATATACTTATCTTCGTTGGCTCTATATTGTCAGGGCAAGTAATCACAAAATACTTTAAAGATGAAGATTTAGCTGTTGATTATGTCAATTGGGTTCTACATCAAGACCCATCCACCTACGGCCTCCAAAGTTCGCCTCAAAAACACTCAAAATAGTGTTATACTCCTTGTAATATGATATCAAATCAATCAACATTTGCATTTTGGGTTAAGTGGTTATCTACGATAGCTGCCTGCGGTTGTGCATTAGCATCTGCATTAGAAATGTTCCCACTAAATGTCTGGTTAGGTACTGTAGCAGGTATCGGTTGGATTTACATCGGAAGTCTCTGGCGTGAACCAAGTGTTATCATAATAAATGTAATGATGGCGGTATTATATGGATATGGAGTAGTGAGAACTTTCATTTGATAGTTTTAGGTGAAGACCACATACCTGATGAAGAAGCTCAAGAGATAGTAGAAGACATGGACAGATTGTTTGGTCCTTTACCAAATCCAATACACGAACCAAAAAGAGCGTTAAGTTATTTGAAAAGATATCGATATCATTTGACTCAGACTAAACAAAGAATACCTGGGACGGAATAAAGGCATAAATAGAATTGCTCAAAAGGCATTTATTTCTAATCTAATCCCAAAAGGAATGGTAAAATGACTGATACACAACAACAAGATGACCGTGCTGCGGCTGAAAACCAACAACAAAATCTTGAACAGCAACAACAAGAAGCTGAGATGTTAGCAACAAAAGAAACTAAAGAAAAAAACAGAAGAATGATTGAAGCTTTTTCATCTGAATAAGCAATTTTAATTTATATTATGGAGTTATTATGGACTATGTTATACTTTACACATTTATGTTTTTCTATGAAACAATAGAAGAGCATTATCATGCAGATACACAGGCATCAGAAATAAGCCTGGTCGTACCCTACACACCCCAACCTAATCAAGTATCACTTCTTATCAATGAATAAGCGCCAGATTATTAAACACATCAAGAAACAAAGATTGCCTCTATTATTAGTGGCCTTTGTTATAATGCTATCTGTAATATGGTCATTAGACGAAAAAGACATTGCAGATAAACCAAGTTTTACAGATAAGGTTGTAGGTGGTATAGTGAATCTTAATAGAACTGAAACGATTGATGAACAGGTTGATGAATTTATATCATCAGTTACACCAATAGAGCCAGAATCAGAATGATAGGCGATTGGCAAGTAACAGAAGCAATTGATAAAATTAAGGCGATGAAATACTTTGACATAGAAGTAAGCATCGAGAAGCCTTTTCAATTACCAAAGAATATGCCATTTCAACTTAAATTTGTAGATGGTGATGCCGTGTTTAGAGTGTTAGCATCAAGCGAACACGATGCATACGAAAAGATATTTGGTTGGCTCAATGACTCTCCTGATTGGTCTAGAGGTTGGTCTGATGATAATGAAGGCGAAGACCCATATGATGAAGACATTCAATGATACCTCAGAAACCTAAACCTTGGACTAGAAGAGCAATAGAATTGTTTAGTATAGATTCGCCATTTGGTCACAAGGTTGAGAAAGACAAGACAAAGTATAACAGAAAGATTAAACATTCGAAATCAAACAAGGAGTTAGATGATGGCAGCGATTAGTGATGCAGATAAGAAAGAAATATCAGGTGCAATGCAAGAGTTAAGCAATTGTATGTTAAGAACAGGTGCTGAGAAAGATTTAATGAAAGAAATTGTGAGCAATCTACATGAAAAATTTGAGATACCTAAAAAGGTTATTTCTAAGATGGCGAAAGTATATCACAATCAAAACTTAGCAGAAGAAGTTTCAACTCACGATGAGTTTGTAATATTATATCATCGTGTAACAGGCGAAGGATAGGAGAAATAGATTATGATGAATCCATTTGACAAAGGTGACCAAGAAGGTGCAGTATGGGAATATCTAGATGACCTAGATTTTTATGCAGGCCATCCAGAAGAAGGTTGGAGTTCTAAGAAGAAAATGTATGAGATACTATTTCATATTCAAACTTCAATGAAAACTCTAACAAAATTTAAAGACGAAGATGAATGGGTCAAAGCTCGTCTAGAAAAAATAGAAGCTGATATAGTTAAACGTCAGTCCAAGTAATGGATATTAAATGGATTTCAACTGGCTTATTAGTAACAGGTGCAACGGCATTAGCCTTGCAATTACCCTACTATAAGTTTTGTTTTCCATTATTCGTTGTTGCTCATGTAATATTAGCATATGAATTTAGTGTAAAGTATCAGAACTTACCTCTATTCTTACAGAACATATATTTCATTGGTCTGAATTCAATCGGATGTTATATCTGGTTGTTTTCGTGAGAAAATATATTCCAGAGATTTTAAATGAAATAAATAGTGATACATCTAAAATAAAAGATTACGAAGAGAAGAAACCAATACTCAATCTTTTATTTAAGTATGCGTTTGACCCAGAATATAAGTTTTTGTTGCCAGAAGGCGACCCACCATTTGAACCAAATCCCGATAATATTGGTCTGAATGGTCTATTGACTGCAGAGATAAAGAAACTCTATGTCTATACAAAAGAGAATCCTAATATGGAATCCTTTAGACGTGAGATGCATTTTGTTGATTTACTAAAAGATATACATGTAGATGAAGTAAAAGTTTTATTAGCAGTGAAAGACCAAAATTTGGGTAAATTATACCCGAAGATAACAGAACAATTTCTAAAAGAATCGGGCTTCTATGGACACCAAGATTAGAGATATTATCAACAGCAAAATGAACCTATTGGAACAATATGTAGATGAGAATTTACATATCACTTCACCATCTATGGTTTCCGTCCTTATTACAGAAATTCACCAGTACTACACTCAACTTGAATTTGAAGACCGACAATATATCGATGTCATAGATGATATGATTAATCGTGGTCAGGGTCATAGGAATACATTACATTAATTATATGAGACAATACAATGCCAAAAACAAAAATAGATTATAAACAATATATGAAATTTCATAGATTAGTAGATAGTATGGTCGTTGACATGAGAACCCATTTAAATGGTATAACTGATGTTGAACTAAGGAAGAAGTTGAATTTCATATTACAAGATTATAGAACTAGAATATATCAATTGGAGATAGACGATGTTTCGGAAACTGTTAAGAAAAACACTTGAAACCGTGGTTGATATTGTGGCTTACAGTACAATATTAATAGTGATTGTAGCTATATTCCCATTTATGGTCATTGGTATGTACGCATACAAAACATTTGCGTTTGTGTTTAATAATGCCTAAGGTAAGACCAACCGATAGATATAAAGAGAAAGAATGTCCTATATGTGAAGAGACACATCGTAAGAAAGGTCCTTATTGCTCTCTAGAGTGTTCTTATAAGAAAGTACAAGTAATGCCACAGGCAGGTAAGGACAAAATCTCAGCATCGATGCGAGAGCAACACAAACAACCAGACCGAATGGCCCACGCTAGACTCCTACAACAAGGCATCGCCGTTAAGGCAGAAGACTTTGCTATAGATGTTCCTGATGTTCGTGATTTGGATGACTTTGAAGGTTATTCTAAAGCCGAAGACTGGTAATTTACTGCATCACACTTGGTAACAGAAATGTAAATCCATCTGTTACGATATATCCAATATAATAGAGTGATATCAAAAACAACACTACATTAACTATGTAGAAGTTTCTCAATCGTCCATCCATTTAAACATATCCATAAGTGACATGAATATGAGTATCATACCAGATAGGATTAAGTAACCATTTACTGGTTCATTTACAAAGGCACCGGCGATACACATCACGCCAATGGCCATTGTTATTTTATTTCTTATTTTTTCCATATTATTTCTCCATTAAAAGAAACCCGCCGAAGCGGGATTCAATATTATACATCTTAGATTTTAATAAACTTATTTTCACCTGTTTTATTATCTTGAGGGAACCAAGCTTCTTGGCGCCAAGGCCAAGTTCCGTGTTTCTCATAATATTTAATAGTAGTCTTCAAGGCAGTTTCTAACTTTTGATAGTTCTCACTCATAACAGCTCTCTTTTCAATTGCTGAAGGAGATTTGTCATTAGGAGTTTTTACCCAATTAACGAAGTATGAGGGGTTTTTGGTATCATGATATTTCTTAATTGCACTCATGATAAATTCACGTTCATAACCCTCTTTAACTGTCCACCCATGTTCATTACGACTTAGGTCCAAGTT